TATTTGGACTGAAAAAGCAACTGTTTCCGTTGTTGTTAATGGACTGTTGTTTTGACAATTAACTAGATAGTCTGTCATAATAACTCCTTATACCTGAGATAGTGGAATAGATGGTTTTGCTTGTGAATAATAAAAGGTTAAATTATCTAGCATGTACGCAATCCATCGTCTGTTGTTTTGGTCTCCCAAACTGGCAATCCCCCTAATAATGTTGTCTGCACGTCTATCTGCATCATACTCCTTTGTAACCTGAGTAGAGTTTGCGTCCACGTAGTAGGCCTTAACAAATTGTCCAACTGCATCAAGTATATCCTCAATTTGTGCATTGGCTCCTTGGGTTCCAGTTAATACAGTCTGATTATAAACTCGCCAAGCAAGTGTCTCAATATATCCCCGGCAATATACTTGTACATGGGGTATACCTGACCCCGCACCAACGTCTGATTCTGGGTTTGGCCATGCCCTACTGTTCAAATATTGCTGTGCGGATTGGTCGGCAACAGTTAGGCCTTCCAACTCCCCACCGGATAAAACTCCCTCTTTTATACCATATTTTGCCTGAGACTTCAACACACTTAAAGTGGTTCCTCGCTCTACTACTTGATCTCCATCATGGTCTGATCTCATCCAGGCTTTATTAATCATATTTTGAAGACTAATACTTGAGATAGTACTGCCAACATCCCGTACTATCTCAAATATGAACCCCTCAAAAGTACGGATAGACTGATTATCATATACCTCTACATGACGACCAAGCCCATTCTCAAGGAATTCAGATGCGGCAACATGGTCAACGTACATACTAAAAGAGGCTCGATAATATCCTCCATCCCGATCTTCTTGTGTATATTTATCAAATTTAGCCTCCTCCGGGGATAGGGTCAACATAAATTGTTCCCAAAGGGTTATTGGATTGTTCTTAATAACAATCGACCCAACTGGCATTAATCTGCTCCTCTAAGGAAGAGGTAATTCATGTGTCCGTACATTTCAAAGGATAACTGTGCTCCCAAATCAGCAAAGAAGGGGGGCTGTCCCCAATCACCAGAAGCATCAACATCCTCATAATGTAGTATTAGAAAGTATATTCTAGTCTTGGTTTCAATATTATTTACTTTCGGGGCTGGTCCCATTCGTGCCCAGTTTTCAGATAATATCCAATTGCCAATATTTTGCATTTTAGCAGTTCTAAAGGCAACCACTCCGCCATCTACGTCTATAGCAGCTTGGCCTCTCAAAGCAGATGACCCAGATTCAGTATCTGAAAGAGGATCATCCAACCCAACAACCCATTCATCCACAGGAATGAGTATTAAGTCGTAAACTCTCATGGTAGAGGTTCCTGTTGTTCTCTCTATATGAATTTCAAAGATAACATCAACACCTGTCAGTATATCTGTTGATCTTGGTCTAGCAAAGGGCAATCTAACAATTCCCATATCTAGAACTTCAACGCCGTCATCCATGGTTTGGGTATCAACGTCCGCCGAATCGATATGTGGATTTTCATCCCCAAACCCCCCTATAAAGGACCTAAGTCGAATAGTACAATCTCCACCAGCACCACCGATTTGTTGTAATCTAATAAAGGCTCTGTATTCTCCAACCCAAGAGTCTAGTATGTTATCTCCCGTTAGTCTAATCCTGGGTTGCATTGTAGAGTCTCCAGCAAAGGTAATTGCTGAATGCTTTCCTCCAGGAGCTTGAACATCGGCAACGGCAGAGGCATCTGTAACTTGAGTTACTGCCCAATCTGCGAGATTGTCGTCCCCACCAGCGTTCAAGTGAGATACAAACTTGGTTAACCCTCTAGATTTTACTCCCATTATAATTCGGGAGGTATTAGCAAAGGAAGGAACAGAAGCTCCTCCAAAGGGAGATATTAATCGTAGCATTAAATAGGGACTTACATCCCCTTTAATTGTGGTATTAGGAATCTCAATCTCCGGTACTTGTTGAGTATAAATTACATATGTTGCATGACCAACCGGGATTGTACCCCAAGAGGGAGCGGCATTACTTTCACGAATTCTAACCCAAAAATCTGTAACACTATCAACAGCTACAGCTATCCAGTCAGAAGGAGGCTTGATGTTTATAACAATATCCTCACCATTTTGCTCAAGGGAGGTTTCTAAATCTCCGCCCGGATAAACAGTATAATCATCACCAAGAACCAATGCTGTCCAAGCGGCAGACTTGTAATATTCTAATACTAAACTGGAGGTAGTGATTGCTCCAGCAGTTTGAAGTTTAGGAATAACAATTGTACGTGGAGGAACAACTGCATTGCCAAAATATAAAGCATCATTTTGAGCGGGAACCGCTGGAAACAGAGAATCGTTTGCTCCATCAATAGAAGTAAAAGACCCACCATCATCCACTTTAATACTATGAATGTCCTCTATCTCACGAGCATTTGCAATATGTACCCTAGTGGGGGTTGAAGGACCATCTGTAGGGGCTAGGGTGAGAGCAGTACCTAATACACCCGGAGCAGCTGACCTCCAAAAGGGTTCACGAACGGTTTGCACGTGCAAATGTTCAACAAGGTCAGACCCCTCGAACGGGAAATCAAATTGATCTGGCATTACCATTTCAGGGAACCCATATACTAAGGAGTATCGCTTGTTAGTTTCTCCGGTTGTTTGAGACTCTATATACACTGGCTTATTCTGTCTGGGTTCTATATGATATCGCCCAGCGAGAATCAGAAGCTCAATTAAATTTCTAAGTTGAGTGGCTACATTATCATCACTAGAACCCTTTATATATAAGGTCCAGGAATCTGTAACTAGAGAAAAATGAACGGAAGTCAATCCACCACCAGACACTCCGCCCCCTTGAACAAAGTTATGTGTGGGGGCAACCCGATTGGGACCTAGGCCTCCCTTACCAGGAATAAATCCTGTTGCTCCAGCAGCAAGCAAATCAACCGATAAAGTGCCGTTAGTAATTTTATAGGTTCTAGCCATTATACCCTCTTTAGAGTGTTCAACATAGCATCTTCATCTTGGCCGGTATTAATCGGCATATTTTGAATGATTATACTACTACTACGAGATTGATCAATCTGAGGTCCAGAAGCTGTGGCAGGTTGCATACCTCCAGTTAGAGTACCACCAATTGATTGAGCACTGGATACCACATCGCTCATCATTCCTTTAGTGCCCTTGACAATACCCACCCCCAGCCCCTTCATCAGGTTAATACCTGCTTTTCTGAACACTTTGGATGGGCTTTCAATTTGATACATCTGATTAACTATGTCAATAATTGTCTGCAATTTAGCTCGCATAACCTCAGTCTGTGTGTCCATCTCGCTCGAAAATCCACTACCAAGACCAGAAGCTAGATTCTTACCAACCAAGGCCATCTGCTGTTCTCCGGTCATCATACTCCAGTTTTCAGCAGAAATACCCGCCCTATCAAGCATAGCTATAGTAGCGTTGGCAACCTCTGTATTTTCATCCATTGGACCAAGTATACCAGCCATAAAATCAAAGGCAATCTGATTGCCAGCAGTAGTAGAGCCTCCCTCTGCGGTTGGTACAGGAGCTACTAACATCGCCGCGGAGGAAGCAGCATCTTGCATGATAGAAGTTTCGGCTACCTCACCAGCAATTTTATCAAATACTCCCATCATTTCCTCTATGCGAGGCATTGGGTCTTCCCCTACTAATACATCAGATAATGCACCAATGGCAGTTGTTAGTAGCAAAAGCCCACCGGCTAATCCACCCGCGGCCAGGGTTAATAGAAATTCTGTGATACTAGCGGCTGCATCTGAGGCTCCCCCCGCCCACCACGTTGATAAGTTGTCCAATGCATCAGTTAGATTTTGAACCACCACAGGGGCAGTAGACTCAGATATACTAGTTAGAGACTGTCCAAATCGCTCAAACATAGGAGCAAAAGCCTCGAAAGATTCAAAGGAAATGGCGGCTATATCTTCTAACCATTTAGGTAAGGCATCCTTGATAGGACCAAGCCATATATCTGCAAAGTCTGATAGCTTTTGTTTCCATGTTTGAAAGGTCGATGCTAAATCATCAACCAGAGCCTTAACATTCTTAATGGAAGCGGCAGACCCATCGATCTTACCAATCATTTCCAAGAAACCAGCAACTAGAGTACCAAAGGTTATATTCCCCTTACCCAATTCTTGGAACATAGCCAATAGATACCCTACAGTTTCCACCGCACGAGGTAATTTAGCGAATATAGGACCTATAAATTCACCAAGAGCATCCCCAATTCGCCCAAGTGTAGCCATAAACTTTTCGCTGGATAATACATCGAACATTCCCTGTATTGCCGGATGTACAGCCTGGGCTAGTCCATCAAAGAAGGCAATCATGTTTAGGTCTTTTACATCTTTTAGGTTGGCTATTAATCCCTGCCACGTCTTAACCGCCCGTTCAGAAGCACCATCAAACCGTTGCATCCATTCAAGAATAGCCGGGAGAGCAACATCGGCAGCAATTTTACCCTGCCGAATCATCTTTTCCAGTTCTCCGGTGGTTACATTGAAAGCTTTAGCTACGATATCTCTGACCGGGATACCAACGTTAATTAACTGGCGGATTTCCTCACCAGCAAGGCGACCACGCTGACGCACCTGCCCGAGAGCTAGGCCTAGTCTCTCAAGCACCTGCGACCCAAATCCGGTGGCCGCGGCGAAGTCCATGATTTGACTAGTCAGGCTTTTGGCTTCTTTTGTGCCAAAACCATATGCCCGAATTAGTCGGAACATCTTATTTACATCTTCTGCAGAAAAGGGAGAGGCAAGAGCTAATTGAATGGTCCAATCGAGGAGTTCCTGAGCAGATTTCGCGGCTTCATCCATCACCGCTGCCCAACCTGAGGTGGTTAGGGCAATTCCCTCAAACTTATCGAGCAATTCAGCTCTAGCTAGTTCGTTGAGGGAGTATCGAATGCGGTCATACCACTCGTAAGCCTCCATCGCGGCTCGACCCGCCCTTGCGATACTACTGGCCAAACGGCTGAACAAGCGAAAAGTTAGTAACCCGCCAACAATGGTGGCCATATTACCAAGAGCACCAGTAATCCGGCGGATTCCAGTAGAGGCTCTATCAACTGCTCGAATTTCTATAGTTACTCGTTCAGCCATATTTAGCCCTCGTTATGTGCTTTCGGAGAAAGGCCCACCTTGATGAGTACTTGGTCCAATCCCGAACGCTGATTTTGCTTAATTCTTCATCCCACGGCCACTTGCCGTGGTCAGAGGCGAAAATCTCTCTGATAGCCCAAAGGGGGAGCGTCCCTTCCTTGGCCACTCCCCCGAAGGCTGTTATGATTTGTCGCTTTTGGTCGGGGGGATGGCCTGTTGGCCCACCTCCTCTAAGGCGGACGACAGGGATTCAAACAACTCTGTAATCTGCCTCATCGTGAGTTTTCCCACCCGAACTAGAGCTTCCTCAAAGGGTATTCGCTCTGAGTTTTCGTCTTCGGACTCATGGGCGAATCGGGCAAAAATGGTCCTAACTTGCGACCACACCCCAGCAGTTGGGTCAAACCGAGCACCTTCTATGGCTTCCAAATCATCGAGCGTTAGTGAGTCTACATCAAGTCTTATGTGCATGTGCTCCTTCTCCTTTGGTTTAGTCAAGTATCTCTATTACTTCATTTACCAAATCAATCTGGAAGAACAGAGAGTCCGCGGAAGCGTACCGTGCTCTCAAAGTACCACGAACGATATCGTTCCCATCAACCTCATCAAGTGCCTCAAACGACTCCCACCGACCTGCAAGATCAACCGTAAGACGCTTATTGGTTTCGGTATCCGGTGATGTTAGAGCTGATCCCAAGCAAACCATACGGATGAGCCGGGTTGTTTGCGCTCTCCAAGCTGCTTTCTCGGCTACTGAGGTCGCGTCATGCTCGAAGGTGATTGTTAACATACACTCAGGTGCTACTCTCTTAGCAAAGGAGAAATACAACTCTCCATCACCTGTGAATACAGGCTGTAGACCAGTGGTGATAACTACCTCTGCATCGAGCAGGGTGTTAGATTTCAAGGTTGTGCCGATTGTGCCCCCACTATCATCGATATACAACTTTGTTTTGCTGAACAGAGCTTCCTCTACTGCATCAACAGTAAGGGCTGCTGTGAAGGTAGTCGGGTCGACTTGCCTACCAACAAGAGTGGCTCCCATCATCCAGGCTTCACCAGCTGCTCCCTTGAGAGTTACCTCGGTAGCGAAGGCATATTCCATTTCCTCTGCTTGTTGGTCGTCCCCGCCCTCAATGGTATAGGTTTTGAATCCGGGGTCGGAGGTTGTTGGTCCAATATACTCGTACACATATCCGGACCCAGTTCCATCCTGTACCCCGGCAACTATATCATCAACAGCACAAGCTAAGAGAATTGGACATTGTTCAAAGGTTAGAGGAGTATCTTCGATGGTAATTCCAGCGGCCAATTTTGGAATATAGGAGCGGTCAACTCCCGGAAGTATACCAATGTCTTCCTCTGGAAACACAACCTCAAGCTGATCTTCCAGCATACCTTCACCACGCCAAATATCTGTGGCTGCTAAGGCTGTACCTTTCACGGTTTCTAGACCTATTTGAATTTTTCGTAGCTTCTTAACTGCCATCAGTCACCTCTCCTTTTCCTTTCTTCTTGCTGGTCGTTTCCTTTTTGGGCTTTATCTCATGATACAACCCGGACTCAACCAGAAACTTCTTCAAATTCCGATAGGATAGTCTCGCTTCGATTTCCACAATCTCAGAAGCGAGTAAATCTCGGGCAGGGATTCCAAGTATGAATCCACCCTTACCCACGTATTGTAGTGCAATTTTTTCAGCCATAATTCCTCCTAGGATACAGCCCTTATTTTAACTACAGTCATGAACCGAATTCCCACGTGATTTTCCTTTTCTCCACCCCAATCCAGCCTCCCAAAGGTGTAGGTGATAGGACCAACTATGGTATCGCAGGTCCCAGCTAAAGTGGGGTCTGCCAGAGCAGCCTTAGCAAATTGCTCAACCACGGGAATAGCAGCTGGTAAAGTTAGTTCTAGCACCGTGGTTGGGAAATGAATCTCAGTCCAGATGGTATGTAATCCCTTGGTAGCAGGAAGCTGATCTGCATCGATTTCACCAGACCTAGGATAAGATACGGCGAATGCTCCCTGACTGATATGTTCCTCAGCGTATTCTGGAGCAACAAGCTCAGAATCCCCGCTGGCTTTTGGATTTAGGGTTAAGCTACCGGCTACTGTTTGCAGTTGCTTGCAAACATCGTCAATAGTTTTACTCATATAGTTATCCCTCCCGGCATTCTCCTTAGTATTAGCTCAACGTCCGGGTCAATCTTTTTTAGATAGCGCAGGGACATAAGCTCGGTTACTGCTCCAGCGTCCTGAAATGCCTGCTGTCCACGTTTGAACCATCTAGCAGCCTGAATAATTGTGGCTTCCTGAATAGGTTCGGGAGCAGAAATAGACCAACCCCACTTGGCAGTTATCTTAATTGCCCTGCGGAATTTGGGCCATACTAGTTTTGTCCCATTTATTAAATCGATGTATAATGCACGATAAGGAAATCCTTCATCCATTGCGTTGTACGGCCATAAGATGTAATCGGTAGTTTCCCAATCAGTGAGAGAGGTAAAGTCTCCGGCTTCTGCAACGGCAACCGCAGAGGGGGTGTCCGCAAGGAAGGTAACAAATAGTTCACTGTTCCCAGAACCATCAAAATATTTAATAGTTTCCGTCTCAACGGAAAAGGTGTTCTCAGGATATCCGAACCAGTTATCTATTAAGCGGCTAGCGCGGGTTGCCAATGCCGTCAGAATCGACTGATTTTTACCGTCATCGCCGTCCATTAATCCAGGTTCCATTAAATGGGAGGCGATATCTTGAGCTTTGGTATAATCTGTCATTACCTCTCTCCTAATTGCTAAAGGCCAACAGCCTTTGCGTATTTCTCCACATCACCCTTAGTGATTCTACCGTTATTTCCAGTTCCTTCAACCAACGATAGTTCAATTCCAAGCTCCTCAGCCAACGCCATTGCATTTTTATTCGCGACAATGGGCAGTATCATCTTGTTCTCAACTTTGGGGGAGTATAGGCGAACATCCATATATTCTATGTAATGCTCGGCCCACTCCTCCGGAAGCTGATACAATTCGCCTTTATAGATACGAATTGGCTCCGGCTTGGTAATTGCGGTATCTCTAAGAGCTATTACTGTTACCATTTTACTCATGTGTTCCCTCCTTAGGGTGTCTCCGGGTTGGCCGGGGACACCCTTAACGAAAGGAGAAAGTAAAGCGAGATGAAGCGCCTTACTTACGATACTTCGACCTGCTCTACGTACGTAGCAGGCTGGGTGGGCGGTAGACCGCCTCCCTTATAAAGCAGAGCGATTACGCACCCAAACCCAGGAGAATTCGTTTCGTCAATGGTCAGGGACACAAATCGGAAACCATTCTCCACATCTAGGGCTGTATCTCTGACTTCGATTGTTGCCAAGGCATCATCATCAGTCAGAGTGAGATCGGTGATAGTTGCTCCAGTAATAACCTTGGAGCCTGTTCCTGCCGCGTCGGTTGCCTGTACAACCTGAGCAGCGACGATATCACCTGTATCCATAGCTCCCGTCATGATTAAGAACACGACGCGTTCATAATCCGCTAGATCGATATATGACGCAGGAACTGTGCCGTCAGCCCAAGCAGCAGGAGGAAATACCTCTGCGAAAAGCATGTTCTCATGAAATGTTCTCATATCTGCTTCTCCCTTAGCTTGTGGCTACGTTCTGGACTTTAAGCTTGAATGGCTCTAGGAGCTTGCCACCCACACGCTTGCGGGCCAGATACACTACGAGGTTAGTCTCGGCATACACTTCACGTAACCTCTGGATGGACAGACCAATACGGTCCACGATGCGATAAGACCGCATATCTCCGAAGAGAATGGGGTTAGCACCTGCACCAATATTGGGCATGAACGGAGAGCGGACAACGGGGTATCCGAGCAGAGACAGGTTGTGGGGACCGAGATCACCCACTTGAGTGATAACTGGCCACATGTAAGCACCAGTTGTCGCTTCCTTCATTAATCGGATAGCCTTCTCAGTGGATTTCTTGTTGAAATACCACTTTGCGTTAATGTCGTACTGCTCCGGCAACTCAAACGCCAGCCCGATTAGGGTATCTGGGTCAAGAGCAGCAGCAGCACCCGAGGCGACACGCATGCCGTCCCCGGTATCTCCGGAATCAACCAAAATCTGCGGGTGAGTCAGGATTCCTTGCGGCTGACCTGCGCCAGTACCGGAAATCCACACCGCTTCTTCACCTAGGTCATAGGCTTCCGCCAAGACCTGGATGATATACTCGTCAATTCCAAAGGCGGAATCTTCGAGCAGATCGAGGGTGATTGGAAGTGAGGCCATCGCGGTGTAAATCTGAACAAGCTCAGCACCGAATACAGGATCGGTTACTCGATGTTCAGTAGCGGTGGCGGGGATTTCTCCCACCCACTTCATTCGAACACCACTGGTATAACGATAGTCGCCAGCGTAGATTACTTTGGGCAATCGAACGCTGTCACGGCTGGTCGTTATAACGGTAGCGTTTGCACGAACGTTCGGACGAGCGGCTGTGCGCTTGATCATTTCCATGCGCCAGTCTACAGGAGCTAAGAAGCCCCCTGCGTCGTCCTGACCTTCTTGCAAGGTCTTGCGATCATTTGGCCCTATGTAGTCAATATCTCGTCTGAGATAGACTTCAAAGGCAGATTTGTAATCACGGGTGGCAATCGTTTCCATCTGCTCATCGGTGAGTTCACCTTCTCCGGGAGCGACTTCACGACCCATAGCAAATGAGGCGGGAGCTTTGGCATCATGCACAAGATCATGCAGACCCTCAGAACCCATGGCAAGGTCGAGCATCGCTTTAATTTCATCGGCCTTTCCCAGCACCTGACGAAGCTCTTTCATAGCCTCAGCGAAACCCTCGTCTTCCTCTTTGCCTTCCCATGTTGACGTAATTCCATCTGCTTTCTTTGCTAGGGCTGCAAGATCAGTGCGATATTCTTTCGCAGTTTTCATTTACAGCCTCCTATACAGATTCTACGAAATGCATCAACGAACGGACACGTGCTCTTTCCAACTCAAAGTGGGTAACTGTGGATTCTACGTCCACATTTGGCCCGACTTCCCGGAGCTTGGCGTTTAACGCTGTTAGCTCCTCGAAGCACGATTTCAAATCACACTCATCCATATTGAGTGCGTCTTTGACAGTGTATG